AGCAGAGTGCAACAATTGAACTTTTAACGGGCTTAACTCAGCGCCTTTTAAGAAAGTATAAACTTGACTGTAGTCAGTTTGTGCCGTGCTTTCTTTCTTATCCCCTATATTGTTATCAATTTCAGGGTTAAGTTCAACTGCGGGTTGTTCTGCTACTGCTGGCGGTGCTGCAATCGCGGCTTTGCGGTTTGCTTCTGCTTGTTCAACCATTTCTTGTTGATTAGCCATGTTATTTAAAAAACCTAAAACTTGATCCTGCTCTTGTTTTGCTTGTACAGCTAATGATCCAAACTCTGCTTCTGTTATTTCAAAGTTACCAACCTGGTTGTACTTGGCTCTAATTTCTTGGCTAAACTTTCCGAACATACCCGCGGGGATCATCTTTAAATTGTTTAGCCGGTCTTGTGCTTTATCAATTAATTCTTGCGCTGCTGCTTGTTCTGCTAATTCTTTTTGTTGACGCTGCATTGCTTTACGCTCTGCTGATAACTGTTCTTGGCTTATAGCTTGGTTAAGCATAATACTTAAATCAGAAAGTACCAACTTCTGAGCCTGCAAAGCTTCCTGTGTAAGCTCGTCAAAGCCCTCTGAACAATCGATTAGATCAACTGCTTCAATTATACCGGCTATGCCTTCGCTATCCATGTCAACAGCTTGTGCTTTCATTTCAAATAGTACATCAATGCTTCTTTGAATTGCGGCTATGCGCTCGGCTTCTTTTTGCTTTTTTAGATCCGCTTCTGCCTTGCGTTTTACCTCTTCAACTTCAAGCGGCATAATTATATCAGTGTATGAAGATTCAACCCTGTCAATTAGTTGGTGGCGAACTTCGTCAATTGCTTTCTTACCTGCAATCGCAAGGTTTGCAATGCCTTTGGTTATTCCGTTGCGCTCGGTGCGTTCTTTTCTAGCAGCTTTATAACCGGCTTCTGAGGTTACATCTAAAACCAAGTTTGACTTTCTTTCTTCAAGTGCAATCAGGTCTTGCTCTGTTAAGCTCAATTCTACTTGCATTGCTTTTGTGATGTTTATAGTTTCCATTATTTCTCGCCCTGTTGTTTTTCATTAAGTTTAGTTAAACGGATTTTTCTAGCTTTGTTGATATTAACAATACATTCGCGCTGAGTGTCAAGATTTTGTATTTTTTCCGCTTTCTTTAATGCCAGTTTAGTTTGACCATTTAAAACCGACTCGTTGCTGGATGCCATGATTACACTAATTGATTCTTGTATAGCATCCTCAGCGGCTTTTGACTCTTCAATGGCAACTTGTGCGGCATAGTCAATTAATTTCTGCTTGGCTACGTCCTTGGCTTCTGTGAACTCAGATAATAATACTTCTGACTCTTGCGCTGTGTCTTGAGTTTCAGCAGTATTAAACGCATATTTAAACGCGGTTTTTAATTCCTCCATTGTTTCAGCGTTTGCAATGTCTTTGAAGTGATTTTGTATTTGAAGTTTTGTTGTAGGCAAAGCCCAAGATGGTAGGTCGGGTGTTCTCCATGCTGTTCCGTAGCTTGAATCGTTGCCCTTGCCTTTGTGATACTGGTAATTGTAACCCGCTGGCACGTCGCGCTGGTTATCACATAGAACGCAATCAGTAAAAACAGTCTCAAGCCTGTAAAGGTATCGACCAATCCCCCATTGAACACCGGCACGTTTCATGCTGTTGGACATAGTCGACTTAACTGCGTCAATGCTACCGCCCCCGCTTATTTCGGCGCCATCCCAACGTGTAACCCATTCATCTCCAATTTTAATTGAGATACCGCATTGATAACCTTTGCCACACGGCGTTGCTTTAAACTCGTTTTTCCAACCATGCGCTCCGCAAACTGCGTCAAGCCTTGCCATTATTGCGCGGTTTGTTATGTAGCAAAAAACCCTAGCCCATAAGTTATTGCCGCTTTTGCCTTGTTGCTGTACGCGCCATTCAATGTCGCGTTCGTCAAATTTTGCTGCTAGTTTTTCAATGTTCATGTTTTCGCCCTGTTGTTTATGAATTAACAAAATCTATTTTACCTGCTGACCAAAACTCCATATCTCCACTCTCCAAACATGCTGAAGAAAATAAAAAATTAGCTTGAATATAACCCCCAGTTAAGACTGTTTTGCCATTTTCTTTTTTTGATAGAATAATTTTAATGTCAAAAATTCCGGTTGTATTTTTTAAAAAAACAGAACCTTTTTGTGTATATTTAAGGGTCATGTAATCATCAGATTCATACGTTAATCTTCCATCATTATCAACTGCACATGGATGTACGTCTCTAATAAAATCACATTTATGACTAAGTATTGTAACTTGTTTCATATTCTTGCCCTCTTGTTTAAGTCCACCTAAAGTAACAAAATAAAACCCTACTGTAAACCGTTTTTTATACTGAACTGGTGAATAGTTTTATAATGTTGTGTAAGTACTTGCGTAAATGTAAATAGAACCAAAAAACAAAGCAGCCAAGATTACCCGACCCGTTGTTATTTTAATGCTTCCGATCATAATTAATATGATTATGATTAATAGTGTGCCTATAATCATTAGTCTTTACCTTCTAGTTATTGTAAAAATTTAGATAATTTATTACTAATCGCAATACTTCTTTAAGTTAATACTTTTGTAATTTCCCCAAGCTCCACTGTTTACCATTTCGCAGTAATGCTCAAGCTCTCGTTCTTCATCTGTTTTTTCCATTTCGCCAGCTAGACTAAGTGCAAAGCCGAATAATATAGTCAGCAATAAAACTAGTATAACTTCCTTACTTCTGTCTACGTCCGTTGATCGTGGCATTATTCAACCCTCATGTTTTTTGATGTTGTGATTTTATACTTCAACTAATTGGTTAAGTTTATCTGACATACAAATCATATAAACAACTCCTTGCTCATCCGTTGATCTACAGACCGGATAACCCATTTCAACTGCACATTCAGCTTGTAGTTGCTGAACATACCAGTCTGCATCAGCATCGCCATTGTGATCCCATGCTGTATCTCTTCCATCTAATACACGCTCTGCGTCAGACTCATCTATTTCTAAATATTCAGATATGCGCGCTATTGTTGATTCAGTATAAAGCTCTAAAACATTAATTATGCTTTCTTCACTTATTTCCATTGCATATGTAACTGGGTTTGGCGTTTGAGTCATAAAATAAGCTTCGTTAGCAAAAAATAAAACATCACCAAATATTCCAGATTTGTTAATTTCTGTTATTTTATTTGGGCTTGTGTGAAATATTTTCATTATTTATCTAATTAGTTTGTTTCAATACGTACATAATACACATTCTATTATATAATGTAAACCTTATTTTATTATTTATTTAATTTAGGCAAAAAAAAGCGACCTGATTGAGCAAGTCGCTTTAAACGGAGGCTGAAACAATATGAAAAACTAACTTAATTAATATATAGCAACTTCCGCAAACTTACAAACTTATTTTTATTTCCTGATCATGTTTGTTTTATCTGCGCTTGCGCGAGTAGTTCCGACCCAATAAGCTATTGAATCACCCCATTTAGCCAGCAAAGTACCAAAAAGTAAGTTGGCTATATTTTGATTTTCCGGTGGTATCTGTAATTGAAATAATCCATACGCCCCCGCGCTAGTCATTAGCGTTAACGATATACAGATAATCATCGGCATTGGGTTGTGCTTGTGTGAGTCTCTTGCGTTCTGTTTGTCTTTTAATTCAGCGTCAAGTGTCTTAAATACCATTTCGCGGATCTGTTGTTCGTTGTCGTACTCAAACTTTTTTATTTTAACATAAGCGTCGGGATCGTTTTTTATTGCTTCGGACACCGCTTTAGGGTCGTTTTCAACACCTAAAACACTTGCTAACATTGAACCAACCGCGCCGCCGCCTGGTCCACCTAAAATAGTCCCCATTAAGGGCGCAGCTTTGCCAACCAATTGTGATATATCTGACCAATTCATAAATTTATCCTAGTTGATAATGCGGCATGTCTACAAAGCTTGTCCAAAAACCGCCCCATTGTAAAGCAACGCCGAACTCGCTTGCAGCCTGTAGCAAAGCGGCTGCGATATGCGTCATTACAATATGTTCATAGTTTGCTTTTCCGTCTACATATCCAAACACATCAAAGGCTCTACCAGTCTGGTGGTAACTTTCTTTTTTGTATCCATCTAATTGTGTTGACCCTTGCTTAAAAAGCTCATTCTGACGCTGTGCAGTTCGTATACCACCATCGCCAGGTATGCCAAAATCATACTTACTTATCTGCAATCCGCGCTCTACAATTTTATAAAGAATGGCATCAACGCCCTTTAAGTTATTTTTGCTGTTTGTGCCTAGTTTAAAAGCCATGATTAAGACTCCTTTTTTATGTTCACAAGTTCAAGCTGAAAAATATAAACCGAACGCCGCTTGAATCTCGGCGTTATTACTAAATCAAATAATTCAGGGTAAACTTTCCAACCCCATCGCCTATGCAAAAAATAATTATTAAACAACCTAGTGTGCCTGTATTTTCCTTGAAATTCACCATCTTCATTTGCGAATTTAAAATTATAAAACAAATCTACCTTACTTTTTTTATTTACTGCTCTGCAATTACCAGAATTTTGATAAAACATTACATCTTGAGCGTCAACGCTAGTTGATATGTAAGCAATGTTTCGCGTGTTCCAAGCTGGGTTTCTAATTGCGCACCACTTGTATGAATACCACCAGCGTCTTGTGAATGAAAGGCTACGCCATATAATACCCTGTTGACGTAAGTAGTCTGGCCACCACCCTTGCACCCCATTAGCAATGCTAACATTTCCATTTAGAAGCCAAAAATGCCTTTGCGTTCCGTTGCCGTTCCACCCGTCCTCCTCATTACCCCAAACTTTATTAAATCCCCACGGTAATTCGTTTAGATTTTTGTAGGTAGCCCATAACGTAGGAATAATCAACAATGGCAAACCAATAAGCGCTAATAATATTCGAATTAAAAATCTCATTTTATCCCTTATTTTTTGTAATACCAAAATAACAAGCCTGCACAACCTGCAATTATAGGCGTTATAATTAACCAAAATATTTTATCAATAAATTTTACAATCATAGAATTTTTGCGAACTATCTCATAAAGATTATCTACATCAGTTTGCGTTTTTTCAATCCGCTTTTCCGCTTTTGCTAACTGGTCGTTTGAAGAAATTATTTTTTCCTCAACGCGAGCAATAGCCGCAATTGCATCTGCTAATTTATCGAGCTTTACTTCAAGTCGATCAAAACGTGATACATCAGACATTAGCAGTCCTCAACATTAACGGTAAAAGATTGACAATCGGTTTCATCATTCGCAGCGCTTGCGTAATTAACTGTGATACTTGATTCACCAGCTACCGCGCCGGTGAGTGGCGCAATTATATCATTAGCGTTTATTGTTAAAGATCCAATAGTTACATTGCTATTACTAGATGTAACCGTTGCACTAACAATTGCAGCACCTAGATTATTAGTTAGGTCTATTTTTATATTGAGCTTTTTGCCTACCTTTAAAGTCCTGTACAGGATTTTCATTTTAAACCTCTAATTTTATAGCTGCTGGCGTTTGTCTTAAACTAACACTGCTAGGATATTGATCCAATGTAATTGTTCTTCGCGTCACTCGTAAATTAATTGTTTCAGCGTGAAATGAAATAAACGATGATGCCGTAAAACCTACTGTTGCCATTTTAGCAATAGAACCCGCAAAAGTGCCATTACCAAAACCTCTAGTGACTAGTAGTAAAATACTCATTAACTTGCTCGTGTCTTGCTAGTTGGTGCCGATGCATCGTCTAGCGTGTAAGTTGCTGCTGTTGTGCTTCCGTCAATTTTCTTAACGGTTTGCGTAGTTCCTGAAAAGCTAAAGTCTTGCAAGTTTTGCATTGATAAGAATATAGCTTCTGCAAGTGTTGGTGCTGTGCCGTCCGCTGCGTAGCTTTCTGTCATTTGTGTGGTTAGTACATCAGAAGCGCTCAACATGTCTGTGTTGGTTGTTGTGGTGTCTACTAGGGTTACGTTTGCAACTGCATCAGACGCAGGGTCAAAGTAATCTGCTGCAAGTAATGTTCTGGCGTTAAACTGCGTTACAGTTGGCACGTTTGCAATTTCTGCTGTATCTAAAAGTATCGCGGCCAATTTAGTTGAATTGTCGTCTAGCTCTGCTCGTATTTGTTCAACTGTTGGCGATGATCCACCCGCGCCAGTAGTCCAGGATGAATCACCCCTGTTTCTAATAGCTTCAAGTGAGTCAGTTGAAGTTGAGAATGTAGGCCCTGACATGTCAGTTAATGTTGCTGGAATAGTTGTGCCGGTGTCAGTTAATATTGATGCAAGCTTAGTTGAATTATCATCCATTTCGGTACGAATTTGCGCTACTGTTGGAGCTGAACCGCCGCCGCCTGTAACCCAATCAGAATCACCCCTGTTGCGTAATGCTTCAAGTGAATCTGTACTGGTTGAAAATCCAGATCCTGACATATCAGTTAGCGTAGCCGGTAATGTTGTGCCTGTGTCCACTAAGATAGCATCGACAACTGTATCAACCGCAGCTAGGTTTGAAGCCGTTGCATAATTAGCGCTTACAATAGTTCTGGCATTAAATTCTGCGACTGTTGGAACGTCCGCGATTTGTGATACTGTAGCAAATCCGGTCGCTGTTGCAAAATTACCTTGATTGGATTGCAGATCGTCAGTGTCAACTAGTATGGCATCGACTACATCGTCAACTACTGCTAAGTTTGCCGCTGTTGCATATGTTGAACTAGTAACTGTTCGTGCTTCCATTTCTGCGTTAGTCGGGCCGTCATAGTCGCTTAATGCGGTATCGACCTCAGCGTTAACTTGTGCTGCTGATAAATCGTTTAAGCCATTTGTTATTAAGGCATCGTAGCTTGCAGCAGGTAAAACGGTGTATTCAATTTTTGTTGCAAGCGCCCCCGTTGGGTGACAATAAATAACTAAATCGCCTAACGTGTTTGTGTCTGTTGCATCAAGTACAGCGGAATAAATACCGTCGCTGATATTTGTTGCGCCGCCTGAATTTTTATTTGTCAGAGTAGTGCCGCCGCCTTTTCTGATCTTAATATCAGTGTTAGCAATTGTTAATCCATTCTCGGCGCTGTTACCGTCTGTTGAGTCCAAAAAATAGCCCAAGCTTACTTCTTGGCTTGCTGTTGATTGTCGTAAAAACATTATGCTATTCCTTGGTTTTGTAAATGATTCATTATAACAGGTATTGAGACACCGCCCCCATCATCGTAAAACACCCACCAGCTATTTGTTGTGCCATTAAAACTCTGAAGGTCGCCGTCATTCGAGCCTGCTGTATCTTCTAATACGGTTCCTGTGCCACCTGTTGCGCTTGGGTCATAATAATGAATTAGAGTTCCGCTATCTATTATTGATAGATATTCTAGTTGCCAGTTACCGTTTGCGTCTCCGATACCTTCTAATACCAAATCAGCAGTATTGGTAAATGTGCTATCAAGTGATCCATCAATAATAAGGTCAACCGAACCGCTTGTTCTTACTATTTTCACAGTTTGTATCGTATTTAGCTGATAAGACTGTGTGGAAGCATTAACAGACCCCCCCCATGAAGCTAAAAATTTTTGCCCTTGATTCCATGTACCTGTCCAAAAACTAGAAGTTACTAGCATTTTAGTGTTTTGATTTCCGGGTGGAGTTATAACTTTAAATTCAACATCAAAATCGGATGCTAACGTAATATCAGATGCTAATGCAACGGTTTCAGTTCCGTTACTAAATTTTAATCTATAAGCCATTCTTAGCTCACCACACCATACGCATTATCAACATACAATTCAGGAAAGCTAGGACATTGAATGCGATAAGTCTTTGCTAGTTCTACATCACGAAACCCTGCAACTCTGACATACTCAAAAGACCCATCATTAAAAGTAACTTTGCGGTAAACCTGTGGATTGTGTTTCTCGCAATCGGCTGTTGTTGTTATTGTACAGAATCCTTTTTCAACGGTTACAGATTTGCGTTCAATTGCACCTTTGGCGATATCGAAATTCTGCTTAGTTTCATTGGCATAAGGCTTACGAGTAGTATTAGCATAACCCACACAAGCATTAAAGCACTCAACTGTTATGGCGTTAATTTGTACTAAGTATCCTATTAACTGCTGCTGCAACTGTCCCACTGGATGAGAACTCATAAGATTAAATTCAGTAACGCCCGACTGTAATGCAAACACTAAACCCTTAGCTTTCTCGTCAGTACTTGCAAGCAATATATCAAGCGAATTGTATACAGTAAGAAAGTTAATAACCATGTCGGGGCTTAACATACGTTCATGAGGCTCAGTGTGATTTCTTGCATCTGCTAGTGTTGCAAAGTCTTTAAGTGGTGTAGTTGTATTCATGAAATAGCACCTCTAATATCACCGGATACGGTTTGAGTTAATGTATTTGAGTTTAAGTCTACAGCTTTTCCTGCTGCACCTCCACTAGCACCGCCATTTTGACCTAAATCGCCGCCGCTTTGTCCTGTTGCCTGTTCAAAATCTTCGGGATCTTCTCTTTCTTCACCTGCGCCACCCAGCAAGTTTGTTCCGTTTTGAGATTGCTCAAGTACTCTACCTCCAATGCCTATACCTCCAACGCCACCAAGATAACCAGCACCGCCACCACCTCCAGCAGTAACCGAACCCGATTGATTTGCAGCGCCGCCGCCGCCGCCACCACCAATTATTCCATTGTTAATTAATGTTAAATCATAACTTAAATTAATTGCATCGCCGCCATTACTTGGCGAACTCTCTGCATCAGCACCGTCACCACCCTTACCAGCAATAATTCCACCTGAATTGTTTTGTAGTGTTATCGTTGCACCAGCAGGCCATGACCCAGTATCTAATGAGAAAGTGCTATTTGAAGTTGAACCAATAACAACACCACTGTACACAATAAATTTAACATCAGTACTAGAATCGGGCGTGCCAAACACAGAATTGTATTTTGTTCTTAAATTAACATTTGTCTCGTCTACTGCTAGATCTACTGTCTCAGTTTGTAAATCATCATCATTACTTAATTCACCATCGTAGCTATATTCCAAAGCTGAATATTTGTAATCACTACCCTCTGATGCACTTAGTATTTCAAAAGCAGTTGATAAAGAATTGCCATTACGATCACAAATACCAAAAAAATTAATATTAACAAAATCACCAATCCAATAACTTGAATCTTTATCATCTAACGTAAAATTAATTTGACGCGGCGTAATACCAAACCGACGACCATGTAATTGAGCAAGTTTCCTTGCTGCTGCCCCATTGTTGGCGCTAATCCAAGGCGCAAAAACAACCTTTGTATTGTTAGAATCGTATCTTGCTATTGCATCATTGTTTACCCGAGCATAAGTAATTTGATAATTGTCTTTTTCATCAGTTTTTTTAGTTGGATCAAACTGACCATAATTAACAAACACAGTTGATAATTGCATGTCTGACTTATCACCTGTTGATAATTCCATAATATTATTATTACCAGTTAGCTCATTTAGCCCCCCAGTTGGTGGCGGCTTTAATGCTGATAGCTCAATAATATCTAATATTTCATTCCAAAATAATTTATGGGGCCATTGTTCACATAGTTCTGCAATTAAAACATCAACTAAAGTTGGGTCTGTAATTAAGCGATTAGGGTTAGACGACAAATAAGTGTCAACCTCTGCTTCCCATGCAGAACCATTTATAAAGTAAGCTGGCAACCCGCCATAAGTAACAATTAGATCGCGTTGTACTTCGTTTGCTGGTTTATCTCCTGGATAGTTTAAGCAAAGCTGAACTGTGTCACCTTCATCATGTGCGCTTGCTGCTGTATTAAATTCGGCTCTTGTTAGTGTTAATACATCGCCTGAACGGGTAAAAGCAATAACTTCATCACGTATTTTTACAAATCCACTTGCATCATATTCCAAATTGCCTACGCCTGCTGGCTTTAATGTTGCGCTTGTTGCTGTGTTAGTAATAGCTGCCACTAGCAATCCGCTTGATGGCTTTGGGGCTAACGCTTTTTTATTACTAATTAATTGCATAGGGTCTTTTAAGCGTATACCAGCTTTTGCGCCGGTTGCCGTCATACTAGCCAAAACATAATTTCTAGTTTGAAAATTATTAGCTGTAAACTTATTGTTAACTATGTAGCCAGATAATACCCGGGTTACATAATTTTCATAATTTGCATTACGCGCCCTCCACTTGGTCCAATAAAGACCTACATCGAAAGGGTCGTATGTTCTATCAGATAAATACGGATCAATATCGTAACGGTCTGAACTTGGAAAGTCTGAAAAGCTAACTGTTGCTGATGCTCTGGCGCCAATGCCACCTTTTGCATTTATAACGGCAGGCGAGGTGCTAACTGACTCTACACAAGGCGCGTAATTGTTCATATTTTGCGGGTGCGGTGCGCGGTTACTGCACTGCTTATAAGTGTAAATATTTCGCGCTTTTATTGTGCGGCCTGAACCACTTGACTCGTCTACTAAACCGTACCCAAACTGAACGGTTATTATAGTCGCTGTAACTGCTGTTACTTTAAAGCTTGAATTATTACCAGCGTTAAAAAATCCTGTTGTCGTGATAATTGAGCCAATAATAAAACCATCAGTAATAAAGTTGCCTGAGCTACGAGTGAAACGACGGCTTGACGCTGTAACGGCAATGCTTATTGAGCCGCTTGATATATCGTCATTATAGTTTTCTAAATCATTACAGGTTGAGCGTGTGTTGTAACACTTATCATCGCCGGTTTCTGTTGCGGTGCAAGGTGAAGAACCATGCACTAAAATACATCGCGGCACGTCAATTTCTACTACGTATATTGGCTCTTTGCTAAACTGTGATTTAATTGTGTCGCGGCTCATTCGTCATGCGCTCGCATTTGCATATCAACCGACATTAACCTAGTCGTGCCTGATTGATTTGTCGGCGTTATATCACCTGTTGAAAATCCGAAGGCTATTTCGTTAGTAAAATAATCGGGACGCCATTGTATAAAAAAAGGCCTAGTTTTAGCTTGAACAACAAACGGGTGAAAAGTGGATCGATACCAATCGTCTGTTAGGTTCTGCCAGCTAAATGCGGTTTGCTGTCCCTTTCGTCTAATTTTACGACCTAAAAATTGCCCTGTGTCACTCGTTGCATTTCGATATTCTGTAACGCTTGATAATGTTACAGGAGAATGACCGCCATAAATTGCTTGCTGCATGATCATAACTTCACCGGCATAAATCACACCGACTTCTCTATCTGTGCCCCCGGTTATTGTTATACGAACATCTTCAACATCTGCGACTTCATCAAACTGAAAAAACAAAGGCGTATTATCAATAGGTGTTGCTGCACCTCTAACAGTGAACGTGCCAGCAACCGTTGGCGCTGTCTCAATTGTAACAGTTGACCCTTTGCTACCTAAATTGTGAGCGCCTATTGCTATGTAGTTAACTGCTACACTACCAGAAGGTCTAAAGCTTGCCTGCATAGTGCCAGACGCGTCAACCCATCGCTCCCACGTGTTAGGTATCAATACACCCTCAGCCGCCTCAACGTTAGATGAAACTAATGTTTGCTTGTAACCTATACGCGCAAAACTAGCGTCGTTTGAGACTCTACCTGTTTGATTTAATAAACCCATGACTTCCCGGCCCAAGTTTGGATCTTGCCTGTTAAATCACTCACAGGCTCAGTGCCTATAATATCACCTTCATCGTCAATTACTGGTTTGTCTGGCCAGTAATTTAACAATACAGGCTGGTCAACGGTTTTATTTTCAACTGCTAAAACATCCCAATCTAAATCAAACCCGTATTGGTTTCCGTCCTCGTCAAATAAATCATTGTTGGTTACTGCCTTTAATGTTGTTGCGTCAATGTCAGCATTTATCAAACGTAATTCTTTACCAAGATAAACACCCGTGTCAACTAGTCGACCATCAGCAAACACGCCTTTATATTTTGCAATTGTTTTTTGCAAGGCTTCCGGCATAGCTTCAAACTCTGTACCTTCTGGTATTGCGATTATAAACATCATAGTGCTTTCACCTCGTCTGCTGTCATTTCGTAATTGTAAAAGGTGACTTTTTTAACGTGGCCGTATAAACTATTACTACTCCCAGAATCACTTCCTATTGCTGCTAATGTCAACCCTTTTGGTTTTATATTTGATATTGATGAAGTTAAAACACCGTTTGTATATAACGAACTATCTGAAACGTCACTAATAACAACCGTCACCTTATTAAACGCGCCAACTGAATCTGCAACCCCATTTAACGCCGTTTGCGCTGCGCCGTTTGCGCGTGTAAATATATTGACATTTCTGCCAAGGTTATTGTAAGCCACTATAGAATTAGTATTCCCTGAGTCTTTTAAAGAAAACGGATATCTGTTAGCTGGATTCTTATCCGCCCCGCCTAAAAAGTTTGCATTTACAAAAACGGTGCCTATATTTGAAAATAATGTAGGCTCTAATGAATCAACCGCTCTCGTAACTGTTGAGCCTTCTGTTCTTATATAGCTAGTTGTAAATGGTAGAGCTTCGCATTGTGCGCCCCATACTAGAACGTTTGCTATTAGATCACCTGTGCCTCTGTCTCCCTGTAATTGCAACCCATTGTTGGAGCTAATTGTTGTTGAATTTGTAGCATCAAAACGCTGCCATTCACTAGTTATATTAATATCTAGGATACCAGCACCAACGGCCGCTATACTTATTTGTACGTTACCATTTAACGATTTAATCCAAAAGCTTTGATTAAATTCAGCGCCAGCCGTAGTTGCTTGTCTTAATATGCTTCTATCACCAGCTACATCAGCCGCAATTTCAAAAACGACCTTATCCGCTGATAACGTACCATCTGGGGCAATTCCAAAATTAGCGGTTACTATTGGAGCCGTCCCGTTACCAGAAGGTATTTTACTCCACGATGCATTATCTAACTCTTCACTCCTAACAAATAAATTAGTGCTGGCGCCTTCTGCTAAATAACCTAAGCACTCACCTGTTACATAATCATATTCAATACGCGGACTTGCCGTAAATGCCTGTGTTACTGCTGTGCTTAATGTTTTAACGTATGGTAACGCCTTATCGCCTGTATTTAACTGAAATCCCCACAAGAATAAGGAATCATCACCTGTTCCAATATAAGTCCCGGCGTTTAATTCAACCTCAAGATTTGCGCTTGCTGTTGCTGTTGCTGTATTTGTTAACGAAAATCTAAACCAGCCGTTACCGACATACTGAGAACTTGCAATTTTATCGCTATTATCGACAATTGCGCCGGTTTTTAAGTTAAAGGTTGCTCTAATTCCGGTAAAGGCACTATTTGAGCTTGATGTAGTTAAGCTAATTTGTGTTACTAGCGGGTTTTTAAATTTAGCAAAAACTGACATTGTATAAATTACATCATCGGTAACAGAAACCACTTGCTTTAAATTATGAAACCCGTCTGTTGTAGAACCAAAAATTGAATCTGCTGTTTTATTATCTATTGGGCTATTTTCTGTATTAGCTATAACTGTTGTATTTAATTTAACCCACGCGGCATTATTAAACTGTTCGCTATATAAAAATAAGTTTTCAACATTACCAACAAAATCATTTTTTAACACATAATCATATTGGTTAAACTGATTTAAATTACGTCCAATATAACTACCTGAACTAACGCGGCTGTAATCAAAATCAACATTGTAGGATTCGTTACAAAAATCTAAATTAACAACATCACCGCCTGTTCTTGCTGGTGGAACCGCATCAACTCTCGTCATTGTAACAGGTGCTATCGGCTTGGATAAAGCTTCCGCGGTTATATTTACAGGGTTGCCGGGCGCTAAAGCAGACTCCCCTGTTATAGTTCTAGGTGCAATCGGTTCTGATATTGACTCTTCTGTCAAGTTAACAGGGTTGCCCGGCGATAGTGCTGCCTCTCCCGTTGTTGTTCTTGGTGCGATAGGCTCTGAAATAGCCTCTTCTGTCAAATTAACAGGGTTGCCCGGCGTGACCTCGGTTTCTTCGGTTAAGTCAACTGGATTGCCTGGCTTAACCGCAGTCTCTCCGGTTAAATTTATCGGCGCTATCGGTCCGGCGTCGGCTAACTCGTCGAGGTTTTTAGGTTCTGTTGGCGTTACTTGGTCAATCTTATTGGTCATTATTATGCACCCCTCAAATTTATCTCGACGTTGTCGCCGGCTTGCTCATTAATTAATTCTAACAGGTTTCTAGTTTGTTCGGTACTTGTCGACGAACCGCCGGCAAAATCCACATTAAAAACACGACTTGGTTGTTGCGCTTGCATTTGACCGCCGCCAGTATTGCCACCACTACCACCGGCTGGTGTGCTTGGTGTGCTACCACCACCGCCAGCGCTTTTAGCTCCTGACTTAATACTGTTTATCATAGCACCCGTTCGCGCGATACTAGCTGCTGCATATGCCGCCGCAACAACTGGCGCAAATACACCACCAGTACTCATACCAGCTTGCCACGCATCAACCGCCGCTTGCTTCCCTTTTATGACCGCTTGGTATATTGCGATTCCTTCCATTAGCTTTCCAACCTTGGAACTGTTTTGTGCTAATAATTGAAAGCCCATTTCTAAATTCTGCTTTGTGTTTTGTCTTTTCGCTTCATTACTTCGACGTTCAATCTCGGCGGTTTTTTCTTCATAATCAGCAACCGATATTTTTTTATTTTCTAGCTGGGTATTAAGTTGTGCTAACTCTCTAGCGTCTGCTGCAATTTGCATTTCTTCCTGTGACTGTAGACGCAAACCCATTGCTTCAATCAACCCAATTGATTCTTCTTGATACTTAATTAAATCACTGCCCCCTATTGCTGTGTCCAATTCACTGTCAGCCGTAGTCGCTTGGTCGTCTGTAACCAATTCCTGAGTCTTTGCCGCCGCTAATAATTCCTGCTGCTCTCTTAGCTTTATTAGCTGAGCTTCTGTCAATAAGTCATACCGACCGTTTACTGATGAAATAATAGTTGCCGTTTCTTCTCTGAACGCATCAAAATCAAAGTTTGCTAACTTTCTCGGCTTGCTTAAATCCTCAAACGTTTTATTAAATTGTTGTGTTGTTACAAGCCCAGCATCTTTCGCAGCAACTAACTGATCCTGCATTTTCTTGACGTGTTCCAGATCCTTCTCTTCGATTAGATGATAGCGACCTTCAAAGCTGGCTATCATAAGATCTGTATTTTTTCTAAAGTCGTTGATGTCAAAATCAGAAAGATCTACTTCTTCGGGTTTACTTGTGACATCACCCGCCTTTTCTCGGGCTATGCGCTCGGCTTCAATGTTTTCTTTCATTTTAGCTGTTGCTTCGTTACTCTTTGCGACTATGGCGTCAAATGCCTCTGTATAGCGTTGCAACGGTGTCGCGGCTAATGCCATTTCTGATAGCTCAACTTTTGCACCCGCTAACGCCTCGCGCTGACTGGCCCCTATATCCTGTATTAATTTAGGTACTTTTAACTGTGCGGATTCGATAGACTTAGCCATGCCGTCAAACATATTTGCAGCTTCATCGCTTAACGGCCTAATTAGATCACCTATGATCCTAAACTCTTTTGCAAACTGTGACGTAAAGGCGTTTAAACCTGTTACGGCGCCCGTGAAAAAACCTTCAAATGCTGTTGTCACTAACGCAATAAAACCTAACGCGGAAACTTTTACAATTTGAAATACTACTTTTAAACCATTAAACACATCGGCAACATGCCCTAGCCCGACAATTAAACTACGTAAGGACGGGATAATTACAGCACGTATGCCGCCTGATTCTGCGACAAAGTTAATCATTGATTCCATTGCGGCTACAATTAAAGGCGATAACTCAGCAACCGCCACGTTAACTTTTCCACTAATTACCGTTCCTAACGTTGCTAGTTTTTCCTCTGCCTCGATTGCTTTGGCTACATCAATCTCAGATAGGCCAATGCCTAACGCCTCGGCCTGTGCCGCATATTCTTTCATCGCTTTACCGTTTTCTGTAAGCAATGGAAGTAATAGAGTAGAGTCGCTCGCGATGGCTTCCATAAAGAAAGTCATTTCTTGTTGGTTTACGTTGGCTTCTTCTAAGGATTTTACATATAATCCTAACGCTTCTTGTGAGTTTAAACCTTTAAATGCATCGGCTGTAATGCCTACTTTTGGGGCTATCTTTTCAAAAAAATCAACCATAGGACCAGCGCCAGTAACTAAAAAATCCCCGACCTTATCGTTTACGTCTTTTAAAATATCCGCGTATTTATCTTGCTCAATACCTGCTTGCCTAGCAGCAAAAGCACCGCGCTGTAATTCTGCTACGGTTAAACCTGCGGCGGTTGATAAGGTTTTTAATTCTTTGATAGCGCTTAGGCTTGACTTGACTATCACAGCACCGCCAGCGGCAAACGCAGCGCCTGCTAATGCAAAACCCGCAATACCTTTCGACACAGCGGCAATTTGACCACCAAACGCTTTGATGCTTGCGCCTGTGGTTTTTAAATCTTTCCTAACGTCTTTCATCGTGCGGTTAAACTTGACCGCGTTTGCTGTGACTGTTACAGAAATTTTGCCTTTAGTACTCATTGGACGTCTATCCCTTTGGCGCGTAATTTAGCGCGACGGCTATCTAATCTGTCGCGAATATCGTCATTCATGCCACCGCGTTGTTTTTCCTGCTCGATTTGTGTCGTCATAGCATCGTCAAGAATTAAGGCCGCCTCTCCGGGCGATAGATTCCAAAAATCAGCGACACTAACCGCTTTTAAACGAACCACTAAAGCAACGTAAAATATTTCGACTAAGTCGGTTTCGTCGCTTTCGTTATCGCTTTTTCTGGCTTTTTTTTAACGCGACCCTGCGGCTGATATGCAATTATGATCTGCGAAGCTACCGCAATAAATCCAGCCTGGTTCTCGACGCCTTCCATAATTTCATCGTAAATAACATCTATTTCAGGCTTAAAACCGGCGGCCTCTAAGTTGTAATAAATAAACTTAGCAAGCATTGAGAAGTTAGGCTCCGGTTCATCTTTCGATAAATCGATTGCTAACTTTTCCCAAGGAACTTTTGAACGAACCCGATCTATCAAGTCAAAGGTAACTTTAAGATCACGGATCTCGTCCTCATATTGTAAAGCTAATGTCGTTCTAATTCTGCCGCCATACATAAATTAAGTACCTGCCGAGAACACTATTGCACCGCTAGACATTAGCGAAGCACTGTATTCGTTTTTCTCGTTTGCTGAACCGCCAAAACTAAACTCTGACAATAAAGCATCAAAAGTTAGAGTACTTTCTGTGCTTGCGCCGTCGCCTAAATCAATTACACACTCGACCATTTGCGTTGTGGCAAACATGGTCTTGCATAGCTCATAGTTTTTGACGTCACCACCAATAGACAAATCAAGCGCTTTTACACCGCCTTTTGCTAATAGCTCTCGAAAACCGCCGCTTTGGTCGTCTGTAACTTCAACTGCACTGTTTGTAATTGAAACGTCTTTAGTCACGACGCCCAACAGCGTCACCGATCCGACTGTCATTGTCACATCGCGATTTAATAAACCTCTGCCTGCACTCATGGTATAACCCTCATTTTAATATTAAATTAATTATTGCTTACAATGGTTCAAAATACAATCTAAATGATTGTACACTAATACGTGTTAATCCATCGGGTGCCACTATAGTCGTTTGACTAATTTGTGTAATGTCACCAATTGAATGTGTTGCAGTGTTCAATATACGCCAGTGGTTTAAAGACTGATAAATAAAACCTGATAACTGATTAATTTCTTTTAAACCTCTGTATCTCGAATAGCTCGTAACCTGAACCGATGCTTCAAAACCTGTTTCGCTCTCTGTGTCGTCGTTTACAGTGTCAATTGATCCAATTTGTGTGTACGGGTAATCATCGTCTTTTAGGTCTTGTGGTATGTAGTCATATACCAGCACCGGGTTTAAATCGATGGTTAAACGATTGAATATTTGCAAAAACACATCATTCATTTAAGACCTCGTATTTTTAGCATTTGCGATTCAATGTTAGGTTTTAATTGATCGGCTTTTGCTATCATAGCGGGTTCTAACCAAGGCCGATCAAGTATAAATTCAAGGTAGGCGGCATAATCTAAATTACTAAACACTATTGCCTCGTCGCTACCTGTTATGTGTGAAACTTTAATGCTGCCAACTAAACCACTTAAATCAGTGTTAGGTGCTTGGCCTTTTTTGCTTATTATATGATTGTCTCTTTTGCTAGCGTTTCGAGGCTCACCGTTTGATTGATCATTAATGCTCAATATAGCATGCCGTTTTATTTCATTAGCTGTGACCAACACGCCAATATCAACCGCTTGGTTATAACCTTTAACGTCGTCGCTAATATCTCTTAAGACTTGCTTCAAGCCTTGTATTTTTACACTAGCCATTACGTTGCCACCTCTTCTTTTGCCATTATATTAATAAATACATCGGCTTCAAGTATAGGTATGTTGCTATCAATATTATATATATTGTCCTTATATAATATTCGCATTTTATTAGTTACTCCGTCGACATATTCAAAACTAAACTTTGTTTTGTATTCGCTCTTAATATAGCCGTCTTTTGTACGTTGCATTCCATCAGTATCTTTTACAAAACCTCTAACAATTGCAAACGTTAACCAAGTTAGCTTTTGGCCTCCTTGTCCATCTGGAAGAGCCGCATAATTTTGTATCGTAAATTCTTTTGTAAAATCTGCAAATACATTATCAGTAAAGTTTTTTGCTAATGTTTTGAATACTGCGCGGGTAACTGCCATGTTAAACCCTGACCGACATTACGTTGCCGTTATTAATTAACAAGCAATCTAGGTATTGATCAACATTGTCATGCTGCAAACTTTTATAAGTGCCGCCGCTGTAGTAGCTTATTGATAATTCACCAAGCGATTGACTTGAGACGTTTTCCAAGTTGCCGCTCGGTGCTAGGTCTGAGGAGATAGACAAAATAGCCAGCTCCATTTGTGAGCGCTTTAATTCTTTCGGGATTAAGCTGCTGTCTAACTGAAAGCTATCTAAATAAACACCATAACGAGGCCATTGCAAAGATTGACCGCCGCTAACCTTTAGACCTTTAAATCTAAAGCGATACTGCTCTAAATAGTCCATAGCCTTGATTAACTCGTTTTCGCGTGTATCTGCATCAGTTCCAATTGAATAACTTCTCTGTGAAGCATATGCGACGTATTCGGCATCACTAACATAACTGTTTGCGTCTGTTACGATTGTTCCGTTTTCTACTATGATTGTCATTAGCTCTCACCTAAATTATAAAGCACTAATTTTTTACTTTACCGCGGCTTTTGCGGTTTTGGCTTTTGTGGTTTTGGCTTTGGCTTTTTCTTCATATAATTCATGTTCTGCTGCCTTAAAATCGCTTTGATTAATAATTGCAAAACCTCGTTTGGTTTCAGTTTTTATTTTAACAGTTTTTAATATATCAGACATTTGCTTTAAACCTTTAATAAAAAAACCGCCGATATTGGCGGCTTTTGATTAGCGTTTATTAGGCTTTATTAACCTAGCAATGTTGCGGTGTGTTCTGTTTTAAAGTTCTTTACACCCCAAGCCGCTGATATTTCATATTGAACTTGGCGGTATTGCTTATACAATGCCACTTCAAAAGTTATACCAGAGCGAGGATCAACAACTGACATAACATCTTCGGCTTGGTCGCCTTCTTCGGGTCTTGCAGGCAATCGGTTAGCTAAAACAATAGCTGAACGGCTGAACGCGGCATTTGCTGAGTAAGCTGCACCAATTGTAACGGACACACCGTCGGCCAATGGTTGACGTAAGCCAGGTAGTCCAATAACAAGCGAACCTGATGCTAGTGCTGTATCAACGACGTATTTGTTAGTATCACCAGCAAAGGTTATCACATCACCGGCTAAAATGGTTCCGGCGCCAGTATCAACTGCAATTGTGGTCGCACCAACCGCAAAAGTACCGTTAGTAACATAAGAACCGTTAGCAGTTCCTTTTACGTGTGTTTTGGTTTGTGCTGATTC